TTTGTATTGTCAGTGCAGCCTGTGCTTCAGCGTCGCCGCCTTCTTCAATTGCACTTCTTGGCACAGGAGCAGGTGCAGGAGTTATTATTTCTGCTCGCTGTTGTGGATCCTGCAGGCCTAGGCCTGCTCCGATGTTTTCTACTGCACCAGGTGCAGGAGTTATTATTTCTGCTCGCTGTTGTGGATCCTGCAGGCCTAGGCCTGCTCCGATGTTTTCTACTGCACCAGGTGCATTGGCTGCAGGAACTGGAGCTGGGGCAATTTCAGCAGCATTGGCCCGAGCATTCACAGCAACATCATCTGCAGTAGAAGCTTGTGCACCTTGAGCTGGCAACGATGATTGAAACTGATCTCTGTTGGAGGTATTGAATCTAATAGAGCCGTCTAGCTTTTCTATATTGCTAGATGTCTGGCTCGCAGCAACTCTTGCGTCAGATTCAGCTTGATCAGCCAGGCGAGCTTGCCGTTGTAGTGCTGCCACCTGTTCAGCAGAGGCGCCAGAATTTTGTGCCCGCTGTGCCGCTAGTTCAGCATCAATTCTTGCCGTTTCAGCTTTGACCAGTTGTTCTTGTTGAATCCGAAGAATTGTTTCTTGACCAGCTTTTTCTTGCTGTTTCTGCTGAATAGCTGCATTGTACTGATCAATTTGTTGTTGGGTCGACATGTGATAATATTCCTGTATGTTATTTACCAGGTTTTTTAACGGCTCAGTTTAACCTTGAGGTTGACAGGTGTTGTAAATATGCTACAATAACACATACTGGAGACACCGTCACTTATGACAACTACCCTGACCAAAACGCCTGCTCGCGTGAACTATCTCAACAATCGCGACATACTGAAAGAAATTCATGCCAGCAAAAACACCTACTGCTGGTACCGAGATCGAGCACTGGATCACCAATACGACATAATCCTGCCCAGTCTAGACCGAATCAATCAGCGTACCATTGTGGAAGCACGCAAGTCGCGTGCGGACCGTATCAAACGTGAAACTGGTGAAGTGATCGATCAGAAAAAGATTCCCAATACTGACCTAGTGTTCCGTATCACTGCATGGGATCACATTCCCCGGGCCCCCAAAAAGATCACCAAAGCCGAAGCCAAAAAGCGCCGACTGGAAGAAATTTTAGATCTAGACGATGCACAAGAGGACGATCCCTTAGCAGGGCTAATTGACGAGCCTGTGCTGGATCTAAATCATGTGCGACTGAATTTTCCCCCGTTTGAGCATTACCGCATTGACGAAAACAAAACTCCATTCATTGTGGGACGCAGTCATTGGCAGGGAGATCTTGAAACTGGAGAGTTCTGTCGCGAGCACGGCACAATGACCCGCAAGCTGGCCACCATGTTCATGAAGCTGTGCGAACGCTATGCCACAAGATCAAACTGGAGAGGATACACCTACAATGAAGAAATGCGCGGACAAGCACTGCTGCAACTCAGCCAAATTGGACTCCAATTTGACGAATCAAAATCGCAGAACCCTTTTGCGTATTATACTGCCGCTATTACCAACAGCTTTACTCGTATCCTGAACATCGAGAAGAAAAATCAAAACATTCGCGATGACATTCTAGAGATCAACGGACTTAATCCTTCGTGGACTCGGCAAAATTCTGGTGCCAAAAGCATGGCGGCCATGAGCGGACCGGTTGTGTCTAGTCTCGACGATTAAATGAACAAGAATACAGTAGCTATTGCATTCAATGGTGGATCTTACGGCACTTATCTTGAGTACTGTTTAACATCATTGACTTTGGGTACAATGTTGCCTTCACCTTTTAAAATGAACGGAAATAGTCATAATTTTAGAGGCAATCATCTAAACAATATGGCTGGCTGGAAACAGTATGTTACCAGTAACGTTGAACACCAGTTTGTTAGATTTCATCCCAAAACTTTAAAACACGAGAATTTGTCAGAAAATCTAACACAAGCTGCGGATAGCATGTCTCGAGTGGTATATCTGTATCCTGATCAAACAACATTGCTGCTGGGTTTGAACAATTTTATTTACAAAATATATAGACCGTCGGTTATTACATATCCTCTAGAAAACGAAATCGATCAAGAAAAAATTTATGAAAATTGGCCAGTCAGTAGAGACACTCCTATAAGTGATGTACCGGTATGGATCATGCGTGAATTTTTAAGTTTTTATTTGTTACCAGCGTGGTTTGATCAAATTGAATGGGATCATGCAGCACATTTCAATCATTCACGGCTGATTACGGTACGAGTTCCAGAACTACTTTTTGATTTTGAAAAAACATTGTTGAAAATAAAAAATTTTTGCAATCTTGACTACCGACTACCAATCAATAGTCTTGACTCAATACATCAAAAGATGTTGAGCTGTCAAACGTTTCTAAATCACGATAAACTGTGTCATCAAATTATCAAGTCGGTTACTGACAGTTTAGATTTTTCATGGACCAAATTATCTTTAACAAGTGAAGCCTGGATACAGTGGCAATTGAGAAACCTGGGCTTTGAAATAAAGTGTCAAGACCTTGACAAGTTCCCTACAAACAGTGTACACTTAAAAAAACTACTATATCCTGTATGAACCTATTTAAAAAAGCCGCGGTATTCACCGACATTCACTTTGGTCTCAAGAGCAACAGCACGTTACACAACGAAGACTGCTTGGCTTTTGTAAAATGGGCCACTGAGAAAGCCAAACAAGAAGGCTGTGAAACCTGCTTGTTCCTAGGCGATTGGCACAACCATCGTGCGTCCATCAACATTGTTACCTTGAACTACAGTTTGCGAGCACTGGAGCACATGAATGACAACTTTGAACAGGTGTATTTCATCCCAGGCAATCACGATCTATACTATCGTGATCGTCGTGACATTCAAAGCGTAGAGTTTGCACGACACCTGCCTCGTGTGACCATCTGCAATGATTGGTTCACAGACGGTGGGGTAACCATTGCCCCTTGGCTGTGTGGAGACGATTACAAACGCCTGGCCACCATGAGTGGCCAATACTTGTTTGGGCACTTTGAACTGCCAGGCTATCTCATGAACGCCATGATAGCCATGCCCGATCATGGCGCAATCCAGCGTGAAGATTTGGGCGGCTTTGGCCATGTGTTTACAGGACACTTTCACAAACGTCAGACCAAAAAAAATATCACCTACATCGGTAACTGTTTCCCCCACAACTATGCCGACGTTGGCGACGACGAACGTGGCATGATGATTCTGGAATGGGGTCGGGAACCTGAGTATCATGCTTGGCCTGATCAGCCCACTTACCGAGTGTATGGCTTGGCCAACTTAATCGACAATGCGCCCGAAATACTACGGCCCAAGATGCATGTGCGTGTGAATCTGGACATTGATATCAGTTACGAAGAAGCCAACTACATCAAAGAAACATTCATTCGACAGTATGATCTGCGTGAGATGAGTCTTATTCCCACCAAGCGAAGCGATGTAGAAACTGATGCTGCGCCAGGTGAAGTCAAGTTTGAATCGGTTGACCAAATTGTGACTGATCAGATTACCAGCATCGACTCAGAATTTTACGACTCCAAACTGCTGCTGCAGATCTATCAAAATTTATGAATAAGTCGCTATCCATGCACAATAATCATTACTTAGATCAAGATGTTGTTGAGATCGTTTCCAACAAATACTGTGTGCTTGAATATATTGCGCTAGTCGACTACGATTTAGATCCCGAATCACTGGCATCCGTACTTGTCAAATATTGCTCGTACAGTTTTGGCAGCAACGAAAAAATTATTGTATTACATCATGACACTGATTACTATGCGGCAACAAGTGCAGTAGGCCACACTGTTTACAATTTTTTTAGACTGTGTGCAAATTTTGATATTGCGTTAGACAATATTATATTTTTAACAAATCATTACGGTATTGAACAAGAGATTAAGAAAGTGGCTGCTAGTGTCTGTAATTCTACTAGAATATCTGTAATATACACTTCGCTGTGGTATGATTTTCCAAACGTTTCCGTGATCCAAAATAAAAATTTTTTGAATGAACCTGAAAAAATTTGCAAATTATATACTTGTTTGAACGGCAAGCAAAGAATGCATCGTTTGTTAACATTGTGTATGCTCGAAGACGCTGATCTTAGAGATAAAGGAATTATATCTCATCATTTTGGTTAACAATTTTATGTATCACGGACCTTTAAGAACCACTACACCAGCAACCAGAGTAAATGACGATCTGGAACTGGTCAACAAATATCATAGCATTTTAAATGCACACGCTGATAAATTTGTCAACAAAACCTATTGCCATCCACTTATACATCAAGTGCCTAATGATCAGCACAAACTTTTTTATTGTGATTTTTTAAATCAGGCATTAGTTTATATTGTTACAGAAACTGTGGGTGAATATCCTTATCCGTACTTTAGTGAAAAGACATGGAAGGCCATGCTAACTGGAGTACCGTTTATGATTGTAGGCGGCAAACATAGTCTGCAAACTTTGCAATCAATTGGATTTAAAACTTTTAGTCACTGGTGGTCTGAAGATTATGATAGTTTGCCCACAGTAGCCGAACGCATTGAAGCTATTGTATACGAATTAAAAAAATTATCAGAACTGGATCATGCATCTCTAATTTCACTCAAACAAGAAATGTGGCCAACTCTACAACATAATTTTGAACATCTTAATGTGTTTAGAAAAAACGATTTGAACAATATTAAAAAAAATATATAATATAGACATATGATTCAACTTAAAAAACTAACTGCTAGAAATTTTATGAGTGTGGGCAATGCAACGCAAGGCATCAACTTTGATCGAAACGATCTAACTCTAGTGCTAGGCGAAAACTTGGATCTAGGTGGTGATGGATCAAGAAACGGCACAGGCAAGACCACAATCATCAATGCCTTGAGTTATGCCTTGTATGGCAATGCACTATCGAACATTCGCAAGGATAACCTAGTAAACAAAACTAACTCAAAAGGCATGTTAGTCAGTCTAGACTTTGCAGTAGGGTCACAAGAATACAAAATTGAGCGCGGACGCAAGCCCAACGTGCTCCGGTTCTATGTCAACAACGAAGACCTCAGTGCAACAGATGATGCACAGGGCGACAGTCGCGAGACCCAGGAAGCAATCGAACGCATCCTGGGCATGAGTCATGACATGTTTAAACACGTCCTGGCCCTGAACACCTACACAGAACCGTTCCTGAGTTTGAAAGCCAATGACCAGCGTACCATTATTGAGCAGTTGTTGGGTATTACTCAGCTGAGCGAACGTGCTGATCGTATTCGCGAACTCAATCGTGAGACCAAAGATTCAATCACCCAGGAAGAAATGCGTATCCGAGCCGAGCAAGAGGCCAACCGGCGTATTGAAGAACAAATTGAAAGTCTCAAACGTAGACAAGTGTTGTGGCAAAAGAAATACGACAGCGACCTTGCTTACCTTGTGGCACAGTACGACGACCTGCAACGGATTGACATTGTGGCTGAACTTGCAGCGCATCAGGCCTTAGCTGTGTGGTCTGACAAGAAAACACAGTATGATGCACAGGCCAAACTGTTGGCTGCACAACGTGCCTGGCAACAGAGTCTGCTGAAAGATGTAGAAGTATTGCAGTCTGAATACACCAGTCTCAGTCACGTTGACATTGCTGCTGAACTACAGGCACATGCTGACCTAGCAGTGCATGCCCAGCAGAGCCAACTCCGAGTTGCCTATGACCACAAGGTCGAAAGCCTGCGCAAAGAGATCGCCAAAGAAGACAAAAATTACAGCAAGTTGTTGGCCGAAGTTGCTACACTGCAGGAACACCGATGTTATGCATGTGGTCAAGACTTTCATGACAACCAACACACCAGTGTTTTAGCCGGCAAGGTAGAATTACAGACTGCCAGTAAAAATAACCTAGAAGATCTAAAGTTTCAGCTTGACGAACTGGTGGCCAATCCTGTTGTTGTGGAAGACCGGCCCACAACGCACTACAAGACCGAAGCTGAAGCTATCCGTCACTCTAGCGAACTGGACAATATTCAAGCCAAGATCACCGCTAGACAGAATGAGACTGATCCTTACACAGAACATTTGAGCGATACGCCAGTGGAGGATCCAGGTGCTGCTCCTGTCACTCACTATGATACCGAGGCTGCTGCTGTCAAACACTCTACTATGGTCAATAGTTTGCTGCAACAGATCACCACCAAGCATAGCGAAACTGATCCTTACGGTGAGCAGATTACTGACATGCAAGTTCAAGCCTTGAAAGAGATCAGTTACGAGCGTCTCAATGAACTGGTCCGACTGCAGGAGCATCAAGACTTTTTGCTCAAGCTGTTGACTTCAAAAGACAGCTTTATTCGTAAAAAGATAATTGACCAAAACTTGAGCTATCTTAACAGCAGACTCACACACTACCTGGATCGTATTGGCCTGCCGCACACTGTGACATTCCAGAACGACCTCACTGTGATGATTGAGGAACTGGGTCGTGAACTAGACTTTGACAACCTCAGCCGTGGTGAGCGCAATAGACTAATACTCTCAATGAGCTGGGCATTCCGGGATGTGTTTGAAAGCTTGTATCAACCCATCAACTTGTTGTTTATCGACGAGCTGATTGATTCGGGCCTGGACACAGCAGGCATGGAAAGTAGCCTCAGCATACTCAAACAAATGAGTCGCGAACGCCACAAGAGCATATGGCTTGTGAGCCACCGTGATGAACTGGCCGGTCGTGTAGAAAATATCTTGCGAGTGGTCAAAGAAAACGGGTTTACCAGCTACAACACTGATGTGGACTACTCATAAACTGTGTATATTTAAAAATTTACAATTCTATTACAATAGGCATAACTACAACGCAAAAGGCAACACAGTACAATCACACATGACTTGGTTTTATCACGACACTCCAGTTGAGACACTACCCGAAGATTGTGTGGGCTTTGTATACCTAATCACAAATAATCTATCTGGACGCAAGTACATAGGCAAAAAACTAGCAAAATTTAGCCGGACCACTCTCAAAACAGTCAAGCAAAAAAACGGCATCAAAAAGAAAAAGAAAGTTCGCAGCAAGGTCGATTCAGACTGGCGCGAGTACTGGGGTTCAAGCCCGGAACTTTCTCGAGACATTGAACAATTAGGCACCGAAAACTTTACCAGACAAATACTTTACTATTGCCGAAGCAAGGCAGAATGCAGCTATGTTGAAGCCCGCGAACAGTTTGCAAGGCAAGTATTGGAATCACAAGAT